GGCACAGAGTGTTTAAATTGTATTGTGTTTAAGCAGTCGTCATCTGGTAAGGTTATAATTGAAACCCCATACCATTTAATTCCATCATCAGAACGTTCTATACGGGCGCGTGTAACGCGACGTAACGTATTTGTACTTTGTTTTATAGCGATGGTAGCTACGTGCTTGAAAATGCTTGTCTCAACACCGTAGGCTGCGCGTGTGCCATCATATGTCTTTATGTTTCCAAAGTCATATCCAATGTAAGCAGATGTTGCAACGCCAGCACCTTTTTGTACGGAGCGCCATTCGGTTATATATTTGTCAAATGCATTAGATGCAGGGAACGTAGGCGCGTCGCCATTTGATAATGGGTCGCCTCGACCAGTACAGTCTACAAGTTTACCTTGCTCGTGTACACCCAACAATTTAAATACGTTTAGTGTGGCACCACCAATATTCAATGCTTCTTCAACAACCTTTTCAATAAAGTCGTTTCCGCGATTGTTTTGTAAATCAAAGGGACTACAAGTCAAGTCACCCACAGTAATATCACGTCCATCTACGGACGTGTCACATGGTGTCTTTCCTTCTGGTACAGTGCCGTCAGGGTTCAGACCAAAATCTGGTCCTACTATTCCTGTACAAGAGTTATTAAGTGTATTGCAGTCTTTAGCCATTTAAGGTTACCTTTTAGCTGGTGGATATTTTCCTTGTATTGGTTTACCAGTCTCGCTTCGAGAAATTCTATCAAAGAATTGCTTTTCGCGTTTTCTTGATTTGATATTATCATACTGATTTGCCAATCTGCCTACCTTTTTCATACGCTCATGTTCTGCTGGTGCTTTTGCTTCTTCTTCTTCGTCGCGCACTTCTTCACCACCATCCATTGGTGCAGAGAATTCAATCTCATCGCCCATGTCGGCTTCATCGTCCATAGCATCCATACCCATATCTTCTTCACCATCACCAACAGGGTCACTGTCGCCAAGTAGCGATTGAATCAATGCATAGACTTCTTGACGCATCTGTTCCATATCGATGCCACGTTCATCGGCATACTGTTGAACTTCTTCGTCGGATGGGGCTTCGTTGTCTTGGAAGAACGCTTTCATTTCTTCTGTATCGACTTCATCACCCATACCCATTTCTTCTTCGCCGCCCATGTCCATGTCCATTTCCATGCCAGCATCTTCGGCACCCATGTCCATTTCTTCATCGTCTGGCATTTCAGCATCACGCATACCTTGGTCGATGTTCATTTCTTCTTCTTCAGCCGCTTGGCGTCTGCGTAGAATATTGTTCATCTTGTATGCATTAACGACTGGATTCTTTGAACCCATACCGCCACCGTTTTCGCCGTCAGGTAAACCCATGTCGCCATAGTTTCTCATTTCCTTAATTGCTTTGTCTAAATATTTTGACATTATTGTCTCCTGTTATTATCCTAATATGAATGAACCTTGCATACCTGTGTCTTCTACACCTTGGTCTGCAACGTAGTCGTCTAACTGTTGTATTAAATCTTCACGATATGTTTGTGCAAGCGTTACTAATTCTGCTGCGTTCAATGATATACCACCACCTGCACCCGGTAACGATGCAAACTTACCACGTATGTGTGATAACATCATCATGGCTTCTGCTAACGCATAACGCTCAATCCAAGTTTTGGAATACCTATCTTTCAGTAAGTCCTGTTCGGAACGTTCATCAAGAAGAACACGTTCTGCTCTTGTGAAGGCTGTATAGAAAGATAGCAATCTATCATTTTCATGGAAGCTGAATGTCAAGCGAGTTGCAAATAACATTTCCAACTGTTCAACATATTGACTAACCAAGAAGAAACTCGTTAAGTCGTATGTTCCCATGTTGTATAAGTGTTGTAATACAATCTGACCGTAAGCACCAGCACCATGTGCAGATGATAAAAATGCGGATGTAAAACGATATGCTGCCATAACCTGAACAATACGGTTATAACCAATAATTTTATTCGTCATAAGATACTGTTGCCTGCCCGGCGCTATATCCAAGAAGAAGAAACCTCTACGTGTGCTACCTGCGGCACGTTTGCGGTATTCTTCTAATCCAAGGTTGACACAAGTATCGAGTTGAACGTTGTCTAATTCAACTTCGACGACAGGGTAACCTAATTGGCGACGAATACTATCCATCAATTCGCGACGTTCGTCTGGTGTTCCGTCTGTACCAACACCATGTTCAAGATATGAAGGTACGCCAGATATTCCATCGTTACCACCTTTCGGTGTTTGTACTGATGCGCCTGTTAAATTGCTCCACAAGAACGAAGCATTACCAATAGAACGTGCTGGGTAAACTCTAATAACGTTTCCGTCGTTGGCATATTCGCATTGAGCTGCGCCGATATCGTTGACACCATCATAAGCATAACCCGTTCCAATAGAACAAGGTGTACTGTGTGCGGTTGAGCCTTCTGGTGTTGGGATTAATACTGCTGTATTGCTGCCTTGTTCTCGTGTCCAGAAAAGAAAATGTCCACTGGTCGTAAAAGCTACATCGACAATAGGAACTGATTCTTTCCATGTAGTGCCAGTCCATTCATATAAAATGGCATTAGATGTATCGAACCATAAATCACCACGCGGATATCCGAATGGTTGTGTGGTAAATACCACAGTTTGCCACGACGAACCAGTATAGGTTTGTAGTGATGTGTTTGTTGTATCAAACCAATACGTACCAACTGGGATACTATTTGGGTCGATATCAGAATCTGTTGGATTAATTGTGTTCCAGCCAGTTGATGGTGTACCCCAAATACTCCACGTATTTGTAGACTTCTTAAACCACCCTTCGCCGACTGCAATTATCGCAGGGTCTGTTGCCTTGTCAATAAAATCAACAAGAACCCAATCACCACCATCCCAACGACTAAGCGTTGAAACGTTTGTGTTATACCAAAATGAACCTACTTCAATTGCTAATGCGGCGGCGGGGTCTGTTGTACTTTGTACAAAGTTTGCGACCATGTCCCAATTACTATGAACAGCATCCCAAGTATAAAGATTGTCATCGGTTGAGTTCCACCATAAGTCGCATGACGCAACAACCGTTGGGTCTTCACCCCAAACAAGTACTGGTAAATCTACCCACACACTAACAACGTATTGTTTTAATTCTTCTGTTGCTGGTGAATACCAAAGCATACCATTCACCACTGGCGATGGTTCTTCGTCTTGTACCTTAGCTGTTGAAGTAATATCAACCCACGCACCTGCGGCACGCATAGAAAGCGTTAAGTCAGTATCGTTGAACCAATAAGAGCCGTTTGTGATATTGTTTGGTGGTTCTGACCAAACAATAGCTGATGTTTCTTCCCACTGTAATTTGCTTTCACTCCACGCTTGGAGTAAACCAGTGTCTTCATTGAACCAAAAAGTACCACACGGTAATGTAGGACAGTCTGTCGGGTCGGTTGCTGAATTGAATGTGATTTCATCACACCATGTTGAACCGTTCCACGTTCTAGCTATTGTTCCATCGTGCCAATATGAATCACATTGTAGTGCAGTAGGGTCGTCTTCGCTTGTTACAAAAGCAATCGCGTTCCAACCTGTAGGGGTAGGAATATTCCAACGACTTAATGTATTGTTTGGCTCATCAAACCAGTACGTGCCAGCAGCAACAATAGATGGGTCTGTTGGTTCATTGATTGTATCAATAGGCGTATAGTCGTAACCATCGTATTGATATAGTTGTTCTTCTGTTGCATTCCAATAAAACCCACCAGCGTTTGGTGCGGTTGGTGATTGGATAGGATTATCCGCCAACAATATGTCGTGGCGAATTTCATCTAATAATTCTTGATAGGTGCCAGCGTTTATACCATCAATTGTGATTGGTATTGCTTTCCAGTCCGTACCTTCAGGGAAAGTGTTATCGTAGATAAGGTCGAATTCATAATCAACGCCCGGAACAAGCCCCGTACCCGTGGTCGGCAATACACCAGATTGGTTAACGCCTAATAGTACTTGTTGAGCTGCTGATATACTACCGTCTTCTTTGTTTGAAAATACATCCGAATATGCACGAATGCCGTCTGAGTGGTATCGGTTTTGGCAGTCAAGTGCATAACCTGCTACATAATAGCCAGTCTGTGAATCGATATCATTGATTACTATTGATGTAGTTAATTCTTCACCGCGTGATTTTTCTTCACATTCATAAACGGCACCTACTACTAAAGCTTCACCAATTCTATCACCAACACTTAAATTTGTGTCGGCGGTTTGGTCTGCAACATACACTGTACCATCAACTGGTATATTCGTTGCGTCCATTGCTTCGGTGCCAAGTAAGATGATGATACCTGCATACGCGCCCGTGTCGGAGCTTGCACAGCCCTGTGCTGGTTTGGGTATTGTCCATTCAACGGTCGCTTGACCTGCTGCTGGGACGCCCTTCTTGAATTGTATTTTTATTTCCTGTCCTTCTGCTTTTAGGGCAAAAGCGGCATCTTGAATGGTTTCAAAAGATGACATCGATAAACACTCCTTTATGTACTGACGTATTTATGATTTCTGTCTGTGGGGTTGGTGCTCTGTATTACGAAGTAACCAGCGTTGTAACTTATATGACTGCCAATAGGTTGAATGGTTTTCTGTATCTACATCGGGGCAGACGCCTTCGAACGTTATATTGACGATAGTTGGGGCATCTAAATCTTCATATAACCACTCAACGACTATTTTGTTGTTGGGTTTTAGACTGACTTGTTCTTTATCGTCTTTGGATTCACCCACGACAAGCTTGCAATACTTAGTCACAAGATACTCCTTCTTCTGATGAGGGGTTTCTTGTATCGCTTCGCGAAGCTTTTGCTTAGATTGTAAGTATTCTTTGAAGGTTAAATTAGTGTCCATCATCAGCCCATAGTTAAAATGATATGTAATTATTTATGATATGCGTTTTATTTAGACAAATAAAAAAGCCACCCGAAGGTGGCTTTTTTCTACATCCATGTAGTACTACGAACTTTGCTTACGCAAGGTCAAGGTTAACAACGTTAATCTTACCGTAGTAGTCTGCACTGTTTCCTAAAGATGTTTCAGTGTGAGTGAATACAGCTTTACCGTAACGAGTCATAAGACTAACTACTGGTTGGAAAGTTGTTGGGTGAACAACAAC